AGTAAAATATTTGGCGCTCAAAAAATCCGTCTAACACCACGCGGTAGCAACGAGCCCAGCGATACACAAAAAGTAAGTCCAGTATCAAACTGGAACTCAAAAAAGACCACCAAAAGAACCAAAAAAGATTGACCTTGTAATCACAATGTAATAAAATATAGTATCGATTAGGAGATACTATGATTATAGGTGTGTGCGGTTTCATTGGTTCGGGCAAAGATACTATTGCCGACTATCTAACAAATTTCCACGAATTCAGAAGAGAAAGTTTTGCTAACAGCCTTAAAGACGCTGTGGCACAGGTGTTTGGCTGGGACCGCACAATGCTAGAAGGGCGCACAAAAACAGCCCGTGAATGGCGCGAACAAGTAGATCCGTGGTGGGCAGAACGTCTAGGTATGCCCAATCTTACTCCACGCTGGGTATTACAATACTGGGGTACAGAAGTATGCCGTAAAGCCTTCCATGATGATATCTGGATTGCCGCTCTTGAAAATAAACTCCGAACAAGCAAAGACGATATCGTTATTTCAGACTGCCGTTTTCCTAACGAAATTAAATCAATCAAAGATGCGGGCGGAATTGTAGTGCGTGTTGTGCGTGGACCAGAGCCAGAATGGTACGATGCCGCAGTTAGTGTAAATCACGGACCAGATGGCAATACGAGCTGGTCATTAAGCAAGCAAAAACTAGAAACATTAAAAATCCACGCTTCAGAAACTGCATGGGTTGGAACTAAGTTTGATGCCATACTAGATAATAATGGTAGCATCGATGATCTGTACGATCAAGTTAAAAGTCTGGTCGGAGATCTCCCCGTTTCCAAGGTAGCTTGAGTTGATGTAATAATCGCTGACAGTTGGCACATACAGTTTTTAAATTTGCCGGACGGCAATTATCTAGATTACCGTCTACAAAATACACATCAAATTGATCAGGATACTTGCTGGTAAAATTACATCTATCGCATGAATCCTTTTTCTTGTAACCGGCTAACTGCCACTTGGTAAGACCGGGTTTTCTATCTCTAGCACAGTGGTCGCAGGTTGCCCTGTAGAATGTTCTACCCTCTTTATGATAATTAATTGCAACTGGTCGTTTACCGCATGTTTTGCATAAAGATCTAATCATACCCGCCCTTTTTCGTGCCCTTTCCATAGGTATTTAACCAAGTATTTTTTGGTACAACCGCTAAATACTGATGAACAAACCATTACATGGGAGATGCACAGAATGGCAACATTAAATTCACCAGGCGTATCAGTAAGCATAGTTAACGAAAGTTTTTACACCCCAGCGGCACCAGGAACAGTGCCTCTAATCTTTATCGCTACTGCCGCTAACAAGAAAAATTCATCAGGTACTGGCACAGCCGCTGGTACTACAAGTCAGTACAAAGGTCAAGTATGGACCATTACAAGCCAACGTGATCTTACCGACACATTTGGTACACCATATTTCGAAGTCGATTCAAGCAACAATCCAGTAAACGGTGGTGAGCGAAATGAATACGGTCTACAAGCCGCGTATTCAGTATTAGGTGTAAGCTCTAGAGTATTTGTCGCTCGTGCTGACGTTGACCTAGGACAATTAGTAGGAACAAGCACAGCCCCTTCTGGCTCACCAGCAGGCGGCACATATTGGTTAGATACATCAAATACTAAGTTTGGTATTTTTGAGTGGGACGCAGTTTCACAGTCATTCAGCGCACAAAGTCTTACAGTAATCGACTCGTCAAATCAAGGTATTGCAACTGTCAATGGTGACGGTGTTACTATTGCTCCAAGTTTTGGAGCAGTTGGCGCTTATGCTATTACTACAGATTTAGGCAACACGAACGAAGTGCAATACAAAAACCAAGACGGTAATTGGGTACACGTAGGTTCATCTGGTGAAACAAACTTCACCACAAACGCTAACGTAAGCACATTCAGATCTACTACTTGGGCAACAAGTTATCCAACAGTACCTGGTGTTACTGCTAACCCAAATTTTGCACAAGCAAGTGGTTCTTTGATCATTAACGGTAGTACTATCGCTGTAAGTACAGCAAGCACAGCAGTTACAATCGCACAAAGCATTAACTCAACACTACACACAAGTGGTATCGGTGCTAAAGTTAACACAAGCAATCAATTAGACATCTATTCAGATGCCAACCCTGGTCAGATCACTATTGGTGGTACAGTATCTACTATCGCCGCACTAGGACTGGCCGCTAAGACTTACTATGCTCCATCATTATTCCTTGGACCACATACACAGTATCCTGATTTCGGCACTAAGCCAAGCGGATCTGTTTATGTTAAAACAACAAGCCCTGACTCCGGAGCAAGCTGGATAGTCAAACAGTACAGCGCATCTTCTCAAGCATTTACACAAATTGCCGCTTCTATCTACCCAGATGCCGCACACGCAATTTATGATCTAGATCTTGCTGGTGGTGGTGCCAATATTGCTGTTGGTACACTATTTGTCGAAAGCAACTTTAACCACGGTAATGGTACAGCAACAACTTCAAGTAACTTTGCATCATTTGCAGACTTCCGCATTTGGAGACGTTCTGCTGTTGCACCTACAGTAATTACAAGTACTTCTCAAGCTAATCCACCAACACTACCTAATGGTTCTGTGCTAACAATCAAGGAAAGCATTCCTGGTTCTAGCAACTTAACTAACGAAGTAGCTATTACATTATCTGGAACAACACTAACACAATTAGTTCTTCAGATCAATGCCGCTGGTGGCACATTGGCTTACACATCTGCGTCATTGAATGGTGATGGTACTATTTCTATAACACACAAAGCGGGTGGAGAAATCAAGTTTAAAGATCCAGGCAATATCTTAGGATCAGCAGGTTTCACACCATATACATTTAACTCTGTTTCAGATACATGGACAGGAAGCACAAACTTCTATGCCGCAGGTACTAAAGAAGTCGATGGATATACACACAAAGCCAGCAATTGGGCTCCATTAGTTTATACCCCATCAACAACTGCACCTACAACAAGTCCAGCAGATGGCACATTATGGTTTAGCAATGTATTCAATCAAGTTGATATCATGTACCACAATGGTCAGAAGTGGGTAGGTTACAAAAATGCATTCCCAGATTCAGATCCTGCAGGTCCTATAGTATCAGTAACACAACCTGTTACACAAAGCACTGGTCATAAATTAGAAAACGGTGATATTTGGATTCAAACAGGTAACATGGATCTATACGGTCAGAACATTTATGTTTATAACGGTAACACACTAAAGTGGATTCAACAAGATCCTACAGATCATACAAGTCCAAATGGTTGGGTATTCCACGATGCACGTTGGGCAACCAATGGTTACTCAGAAACTGCATCAACTATTCCTCAACTATTAGCCAGCGATTTTGTTGATCCAGATGCACCAGATCCAGGTTTATATCCACGTGGTACACGCCTATGGAACCTACGTCGTTCTGGCTACAATGTAAAACAATATCAAGCCGGTTACATCAACATCAATTCAAACAATGGTGTTAATATCCGTACTGGTGATCCGATGAATGGATCTAACTCAACTACAGCTTACAATCCAGCTCGTTGGGTTTCAGTAAGTCCAAACAACGACCACAACGTAGGCACATTTGGTCGCCTAGCACAACGTGGTTATGTTGTTAAGGCATTGAAATCAATGATTGACACTAACAGCTCTATAAGAGATACAGATACTTTAGTATTCAACTTGATGGCTTGCCCAGGATATCCAGAAACTATTCAAAATATGGTTGGTCTAAATCATGACCGTGCGCAGACAGCATTCGTAATTGGTGATACACCTTTCCGCTTGCCAGCTAACGCTACTGCAATCCAAGCATGGGGCGGAAGTACTTCGGCTCTAGACAACGGAGAAGCAGGCGCAGTAACACGTGATGATTATACAGCTATGTTCTATCCAAGCGGTTATACAAACGATAATACAGGCAACTATATTGTTGTTCCGCCAAGCCACATGATGTTACGCACATTTATCAATAGTGATGCTGTTAGCTACCAATGGTTTGCACCAGCAGGTGTAAGACGTGGTGTTGTTGATAATGCATCTTCAGTTGGTTATATTAATTCTACAACAGGTGAATTTGTACCAGCGGCACTACCACAAGGCATCCGCGATACAATGGCATTGCAAACTGTTAGAATTAATCCAATCGCAACATTGAACGGTTCAGGTATATTAAACTTTGGTAACTATACTCGTAGCAATTCAACAAGTGCTGTAGATCGTATTAACGTATCTAGATTAGTAGCTTACTTACGTCGTCAATTAGATATTATTGTTCGTCCATACTTGTTTGAGCCAAACGATCAAATTACACGCAATGAAGTTAAGAATGCAGTTGAAAGTTTCTTGTTAGAGTTAGTTGGTCAACGTGCTCTATACGACTATATCGTTGTATGTGACACAAGCAACAACACAGCGGCAAGAATCGACCGTTCAGAACTATGGGTTGATATCGCAGTTGAACCAGTTAAAGCAGTCGAATTCATTTACATTCCAGTTAGACTATTAAACACTGGCGCAATCAAGTCAGGCAATTTTGGCCAGACAGCGAAGGGTTAATGGGAATGGTAAATAACATAGAACAAGGAGCATATTAAATGGCTATTGCAAGTTTAAGTAAATTATCTGTACCACTACCCCCAGGGCAAAGTTCAACAAGCCAAGGCTTGTTGATGCCAAAACTAAAGTACAGATTTCGTGTAACACTATTGAATTTTGGGGTATCAAAACCAACTACAGAGATAACAAAACAAGTTGTTACTGTTGGTCGTCCTAATTTAACATTCGATGAGGTTGAATTACACGTTTATAACAGCCGTGTTAAGTATGCAGGTAAGCACAAGTGGGAAGATATCCAACTTGTTGTCCGTGATGACGTAACTGGTGCAGTTAGCAAATTAGTCGGCGAACAGCTACAGAAACAATTTGACTTCTTTGAACAAGCAGTTGCAAGTTCTGGTATTGATTATAAGTTTGTTACTAAAATCGAAATTTTAGATGGAGGTAATGGACGTTACACACCAAACGTTCTTGAAACATTTGAACTAGATGGATGTTTTGTTAAACAAGCACAATATCAGCAAGGCGATTATAGCTCATCGGATCCAATGGATATTACACTTTCTATCGCTTACGATAACGCACTACAAACAGGCGTAACAGGCAATCCTATCGGTATTGGCACAGCAGTAGGCCGTACATTAGGTACATTAGCTACAGGTTAATCTACATAGCAGAGTACACAAAGCCTGGATTTACCTCCAGGCTTTTTTACGGCTAAATATTATCATGCCCTCAATAGTCGACTTCCTATCCGATTTTACCAACCAAGGTCAAATGCATGACTACGCTCATGCCAGTCGTTTGTACCTTGATGATACCTACGCTCTTGCTCCTAAAAACAGCTGGATATTCTACGTAGTATTTTCTATTAATCCTGCCGCCATATCGGAAGTGCAATGGATCAATCAAAATAGAGATTATGAAGCAGGAATGTTGGTCAAAGCCTGCGACCTACCTAAATTTAAAATTGGAACAGAGACTATTAATCAGTACAATAGGAAAACTCTAGTACAACAAAAAATTACCTACGAACCAATTTCTATATCATTCCATGATGATATGAGTAACGTTACAAACAGCCTATGGGTCAACTACTTCCGTTACTACTACAGAGATACTTGGTGGGGACAAAGTGTAAGGACTGGTGCTACACTAACATCGGGACAACGGCCGGCGGCGTTTCAAAATAACTGGAAGTATAGCCCAGAAATAGGTATTAAAGATCCATTAGGCCGCGGCGGCATTAACGGTAAATTTGGTCTTAATAATAATCAAAGCGTACCTTTCTTTAATGCTATCACAATCTATCAATTAAACGCAAAAAGATTTACCAGCTATGTGTTAGTAAATCCTTTATTAGAATCCTGGGAACATGATCAACTAGATCAGAGCCAAGGAAGCAAATTTGCACAGAGTAGATGTAGTGTTGGATACGAAACTGTATTCTACGGAGAAGGTAGAGTAGCTAGAGATAACCCTCAAGGATTCGCAACCTTTCATTATGATCGAACTCCTAGCCCATTAAGTCTTGCAGGTGGCGGCAACAGCAACCTCTTTGGACCAGGAGGAATCGTACAAGGTGCAGAAGATTTATTTGGATCAACTAATAGACTATTAAGCGGACAATCTGCAGGTGGTGGAATATTAGGTGCAGTTGGTATTGGAATACAAGGTTCGAACTTAATTAAAAATTATCAGAATATCACAAAAGCTTCTTTACAGGCTGAAGGACAAAGTATTTTGAACAGCGCAATCAAAGGTGCGCTGACAAGTAATGCAGGCGGCTTGTCTGGGTTGATCGGAGGAGGTCTAGGATCGTTAGGAAAATCACTCGGATTCGGTCCGCAAGTTGGAACTATGCTCGTAGGTTCAAACTTCCAACCTACTCAAACTATAGGTACAGCAGGAGTTGCAGGATCATCAACATTAGTAGCCAATGACGATACTGCTGGTAGGGCTCAAAAGGCCGCTGAGAGTTTAGTGTTTTCTCAAACCAGTATTAATAGTATAGACCCGGCGGATGTTGATTCTGTACTAACGCAACAGACTGCATTTTTGAAAGCTTCCCAAGAAAAACTAAACTACGGTTTAGCTAACAAAGATACAGTAGAAGCGGCAGTAAATGCCGCCTATGCTCAGGACGGTCCGCAGGCGGCGGCTTTAGTAAGACAGCAGGCCGCACAACAAGGGTACGTTGATCCAGCACAATCACAAGCAGAAGTTGATGCTTATAAAAAGAATATTACACAAGTATACGATCAATTAGTAGTCGGTAATTCTCCTAATTCACAAAGAAATGCTGGTTCTTA